CGGGTGAGGGACTCGAACCCCCGACCTTCTCCTTGTAAAAGAGACATTCTAGCCGCTGAAATAACCCGGCAAATATGAATTGGTTCTCCCCACGAGACTCGAACCCGTAACGCGCTTTCGTTGCCTAGGCGTCCTACCTCGAGGGCACCGTATGCCAATTCCGGCAGGGGAGAAAATGTTTTGGCGCTCGGGATTTGCACCCGACTACTCGGCTGATCAGGCACCCGCCGCATAACGACGGATCGAGCGGGCTACTAACGCACGCCAAGTTGGTCCTCTCGGAGGGATTCGAACCCTCAACCGCGTCCACAGCTTTTTAGGACAAGCGTGCTTCCCTAGCGACCGCTACTCGCTGCCATTCGGTGCCTCCGCAAACCTGCTGTAGCCTTCCCTGATGTCACGCCTAGGCAACACCACATCGTGCTTGTGTCAGGGTCAGCTTGGACGCCTCCACTCAAGGAGACCGTGGATTTGACCATCGCTTTTTAACGGCGCGTCTTCCTTTCCGCCACGAGAGGATAGTGGGCTATACAGAAATCGAATCTGTCCAAGAAACTTATCAGGTTTCTCAGTGCAACCAGCACGTCATAGCCCAGACTTTTTACGTTTTCTATTTCTCCAAGCATAAGTTGGAGTTTGAGTGTGACAATTCGGACAGATAAATCGAAGATTCGTTGGAACGTGATTTGTGTTGTCACCGTCGATATGGTCAACTTGGAGATTTAGTTTCTGACCGTTCCAAAACGGACCGAGTTCGCAGACTTCACATTTGTGCTCCCGCCCACTTCTTTTAAGCCAAAGACCTAGCGATCCGTGTTTCTTATCACTCTTTACAAGAATTTCATCTGGAGATTTGCTCCATTTATCTCTGTTCCATTGAGAACGAGAACCGTCAATGAATCCTCGATTAGGATCATGAATCTGACCTCCACCGTGGACTCTCCAAATGTGTGTTTTGATCCCAAATTTGGGATGACACATCTTATCACAATGAGGACACTTTACAAGTTCCATGATGAATTTGGTACTCGAGGGTGGATACGAACCACCAACCAGCCCCGCCTTTATGGGGCCCGCTCTACTTTTGGCGTACTCGAGCAAATGGAGGGGACCCGAGGAATTGCACCTCGGCCTTCAGCCTAACTTAGCTGTTGTTCTGCTGGTACTAAACTAGGTCCCCTGAAATTGGCTCCCTCGCCTGCCTTCGAGACAGGATCTCCGGCTGAAGCGCCGGGCTCTCTTGTTAAGCTACGAGGGAGAAGTTGGCGAGGTCCCGAGGATTCACACCTCGATCTTCTCCCGATTCTGGGAGCTATCCTCAGTGTTAGACGAGGACCTCAAGATTGGTCCCACCGGATGGCAACGAGCCATCGCCTCCCGGCCTTCTTGCCAGGCGCTCTCGAGTCTGAGCTACAGTGGGAAATTAGAGCCCGAGGAAGGACTTACACCTTCGACCTTCCCCGTTAAACTGGGGACGCTCTGTTGCTGAGCTACTCGGGCAAATGAACACCAGGCCCTCGGTACCTGAATATTCCGTGCTAGGCCCAATGTTCCGGGAGGGCTTCTAGTCTCTTGTCTTGGTGGAAAAGGGATGATTTGCACACCCGACCTCCAGAATCAAATTTCTGGCGCTCTTCTAGCCTGAGCTACTTCTCCATGGTGGACGAGGGAGGACTTACACCTCCGACCTCCCGGTTAAAATCCGGTCGCTCTGTTGCTGAGCTACTCGTCCGTTACGGTTGATGATCGATCCGAAAAGAGAACCACCTCTTTTACCTTCCTATCAAAGTCGCATTCTTCAGCCATCCGTCTAGGTGAGTAGCGATCTCACCGTTAGCGACGGAGCGAGGTTTTACTCGCAAACGCCCAAGCTCTGGTCCGATTAGTGTCGGCGTTATGCTTTGAAGAGGAATAGGCCACTGCATTGATCCCCTTCGCCGCTGCTTTATGCTTCCTAGATACGTTAGATCCGACCAGTGTCCGTTGCCGGTGTCTTACCCCGAGCGGGAGTTAAGTTTCGACCACCAGATACGACCACCAACCGAGTCAGCGAAGCGGGATTCGAACCCGCGACCTCTACCACCCCAAGGTAGCGCTCTAATACCAGGCTGAGCTACACGCTGAAAGTAAGATCATCCTAAACCAGGTAGGATGTCCTGTACAACACTTTGTTTCATCGACGAAACTTCGTGTTTGGTGCCACCTCTCGGTTTCGAGCCGAGCTCTGCTGCTCTTCAGGCAGCCGCTTTCACCAGATTAGCTTAGGTGGCAAATTGAACGTGCGTATGCACGTATATTAAGGAGAATAGTACCCGCGGCAGGACTCGAACCTGCGACCTCCTGTTTCGTAGACAGGCGTTCTAAATCCACTGAACTACGCGGGCAAATACATTGTGCTTTCGAAGATACGGTCATTCCCATATCTCCATCTTGGTTGGCGTCAGATGCCTTCAAGCATCCGCTCCAGTCGCTTCATCCGGTATTCCGTTAGAGCGGCGACAAACCCAAGAAGCGACATCTTATGAAGCTTCCGTCCCCTATCGGGGACTCGTGACTCTTTGCCGGATTCGGGCCGGCTCCGCGACTTATCATCCCCGAAAGGGATTGATAAGGGCGGCGACGTTCGGGCGGACAGCATCGGACCACACGCACAGGTCCGCCGAATCTCGGCTCCCCATTCTGCTATGTGAATCTACGAAGTTCATTGTCTTGCTCCGAACCGCTTGAGTTCGTCGTGTTTTATAGATATACCAGATCTGCAGGCTGTTTGCACTTCCGCGAGCACTTTTTTCTTTTTTGCTCGGAGGCCTTGAAAACTAGCCGCTCCTATTAAAAGGAAAAGGACCCGAATGGGTCCTTCTCACTCAACTCTGTCGCTTCTTCGGCTTACGATTTTTATAAGCCTTGTGCCAGCACGGCTTGCACATCATCGGTTGGCCCGACAACTGCTGAGCCAGCATGCAGAACTTGCACATTGAGCGGTTCTAGTCTCACTCCTTCTCCTTTGTGCATGTGTCTTAATAGCGGAGGGATTCGAACCCGTATCCCTGCCTTGAGAGGGCAGTCGCCTAAGCCGTTAGCATGACAGGACCAAACTGGTGACCCCACCGGGTATCGATCCCGGTTCTGCTGGGTGAAAACCAGCTGACTTAGCCAGTGGTCGATGGGGGCCAGATTGACTAGGATTCTAAATCTAACATGGTAGTCGACTGTTTACACTCACCCTGTCACTTTTTTCTCCTAGCCCTTGACAATGCACAGAGGAGCCAAACGAACCACTTTCTTGGCAATCTGAGCCTCTTCGGCTGAATCGATGACAGGCTCGATGTCCTTGTAAGCGTACGGCATCTTTTCCATGCCACGCTTGCGATACTAGGTCATGATGTCCCGACGTGACTTGATGCGCGGGGACTCGGGATAGATCGGAGTGATGACTCGCAGCTTTAAGAGCTGCTCGAAGGCGTCGCTTTCGACGTATACATCCTCGTTAGCGACGAGTTGGATATCGATGCTGGGATGATCGATCTTCGAGACCGATTCCGACAGTCTCTTGAGGAAAGGAAATTTCGCTTTTGATCATCTTTTGAGTTGGTAGACGCGGTGGGACTCGAACCCACAAAAGAACCTGGTTTGAGCAGGCGTGCTGTGCCAAATTCGCAACTAACTCTCACGCGTCCAAATTGCTGTTATTTCACCTAAACCGGACCATCGGGATGGTTAACCGGACGTCGAGAATCATGTCTGATAGATTCGATTCGAATACCTTTCTTTTTCAAGAAGAGGCAGCGATTTCGAGGCTTTATTTCGAGCGAGCGAGTCTGCTTTTCAAAATGCCCTTATCAAGCATATCTTTTCGGTTGACGCAAAACGCTGTTGATTCGTTGGTATCGATAGGAATGTACATTTCTCCATTCGTGCCTTCGACAAGAACGCAATTTCGTTGACTAATTCTCATTTATCGATACTTTCCATAATGCTTTTTGAGAGTCTCTGCTCTCTTTGTATCCGGATTCTTTCCGATGTTTCGGCCCTTGTAAGTGTCAGTTTGCGCGTGACAATTAGGACAAATCAAACGGAGATTTTCTCTTTCATTGTTTCTAGAATCTCTATCGATGTGATCAATCTCGATCGGAATCGGATCTCTCATCCATGTATCGTGGCCGCATGATTGGCATCGATATCCATGAGGAAACGTTCTTCCGCAAATTTTGCATATGCTGCTTTTGAACATCTTGTGGTGGGCTCGGAGGGAATCGAACCCTCATCTCGTTGGGTAAGAGCCAAGTATGTTAATACCGTTGACACCACGGACCGAAATTCATTATCGTTGCATCGGAGCCGGCTCGGGAGGCATCGGGCCTTCCGTTACGGCGGGTCTGAAGAGTGACCAGACGAGGGCTCCTGCGCAGACCACAAAAAGGACGGCTCCGAAGATCTTCGTCGCCAATCCCAGCTTGTTAATCGTCTCTTGATCCATTTCAGCTATCCTCCGGAAGAAATTCGATTCGTCCTTGGCGCTCGTAATCGAGCAGGGAATCGATATAAGCAAAATCGCGGCCGTTGCCTCGACCCATCATGAAGAGCCGCTCTCGCATAGCGACCAGCTCGGATCGCTTATTGGGCACCTTGACCTTTTCTCCGAAGGGAGTGGCAGAAAGAAGCTGCTCGAGCAATTCGATGGGCGGGTCGGTCGTCTTTTGACTCATGATAATCTCTTTTCTTTGGTTGGTCGTGAGGGATTCGAACCCCCCATTACCCGGGAGCCGGTTTTCCTAGCCGTTGGAAGAACGACCAAAATAACTATTATGTCAGACGCCAGCGAACCTTAAGCTTTCCCTGCGCGCTGCGAGTTTGAATCTTCTTGACAGAAAGAAGAGTCACTTCTCCCATCGGGAAGACGAGCTCAAGGATGGCATGATTGCACTCGTCATCCTCGTGAGAATGATTGGCCTCGAGCAACCCATTGACCGATTCGTGGGCTTCGAGGTCATACGAATCATTCTCCTCGAATTCTTTCGAACTAGGATCCATGACACCGACCTTCAATCTTGCGAAAATCATGACTTTACCTTTCCTAGATCAGGGCGAGGGAATCGACCCCCATTGCTTGGTTCAGAGCCAAGAGTCCTACCAGTTAGACGACCCCTGAATGAGATTGAATCGAATCATTCGGAGCTGTCGCCGGGATTCGAACCCGGATGACCTCATTACGAGTGAGGTATGTTAGCCATTGACATCACGACAGCAGAGCTAAGAGGAAAGGCGCGCCATTAGCGCGTGCGCTTTGTCCCTTGCAATCGTTGCTGTGTGCGTTTGGTCAGCATGGCTGGTAGTCTATACTATATCTTAGTGGTTTCTCGTTTACACTACTTTTTTTCGAGGGGGCAATTTAATTCTTTCGTCGCCGAAACTGCATCTTCCAAGGACCGATACGAGGCTTTCGTCACGTCCTGGCGCCAGGGTCGGTGCCCGTAGACCGTGTAATAAGGAAGGGCTCCTTCGGAGTGCTGCTGGATGTAGCAGTAATCCACCTCGTCATTATAACGGCTAGCCTGCACGATCGCGTAAATGGGAAAGGCCAGGACAAGGCACAACCCAAAGATGGCCGACCCCGTCCCAAACTTGATCTCAAAGTCCATGGTGCCATCCTATATTAAGGAGGACCAGGATTACATGCTTTTTAGCGAGCCTTGCCCACGTAACACTTCGTTTCGACTTCGCCGCAAGTCGTTACGGTCGCGACACACGCCGGGTTGAGATAGACTCCCTGTCCTTGCGTATCACGACAGAATTGCTCGCAAGTCACAGCCGATCCGTCTGACATCTTGATCGGTTCGGCCTCGGGACACTTGAGTTTCTTCAAGTTGGCGCATGCGTCGACGCACTGTTCGGTATTGGGTGGAACAGGCGGAGGAGGAACGGGAGGCGGAGTCGGACCGGTCGGAGGACCGCAATCGGGTGCCATCGCCAATAATGCGAGACACATCAATACAAGCTTCTTCATCATTCTATCTCCGAATATTCTAGAGTGAATTTAGCATAGATATACAATAGGGAACCCAATAGTCATGTTGCTTGGTGTATCAAAAGAAAAATACGCAGGACTTTACAAGCTTTATCGATTTAAATGTGATTTTGGTGTCAGCTCTAAATGTCTCAAAGAATGGTCTCGAAGAGGAAACAAAAAAGTCTTATCATCAAATAAACATTGTTGTAAACCATGTCATAACGCCGCTATAGCGTCGAAGGGCGGAAAAGCTGGAGGTCCGATCTCAGGAAAAAACGCTGCATTAAGCGGCCAATGTCTTAGAGCGCTCTCAATAGCTCATGAACCGCAAAACAGACAAAAAGCTAACGAAACAAAACTAAAAAAGGGAAAAGCAAATTTCACTTCCAACGCGGAAAATCTTGTATATGAAGAATGTCTAAAACGATTTAGAGAAGTTAAAAGATGGCATTATCTTCAAACCCCTTTTGGGCTTTGCTCTATTGATCTTTACATTCCAAGCCAAAACTTATTCATTGAAGTCGATGGAACATATTGGCACGGATTAGATCAACCCTATGACAAACTTGAAGAACGAATTCGCAAAAAATTTGATAGAGATAGACTCTTAGACGAATTTTGCAAACAACAAAATATAGACCTAAAACGAATCACAGATAAGCAGGCCTTGAACCAAGATTGGCATCATCTCTTTATATAGAAAGAAATGGTACCCAGAAATCGTTGGCATCGGTGGCATCGAGGTACGTATCCGGGATGTAACAATAACCGTGATCTCCCCAACCCGTACCCCAAGAGTTGCGAACGATCAATGTTCGACCGAAATCCTTATAACCGACGATGAGCATGGCGTGACTGCCCTGCACTGCTCGCCCGGGCCGCGGCATAGAAACCTTACCGTCGCCACCTGTGCTTATGAAATGATTGTCGACCATGCAGCCAAAGACGACAGGATTGCCCGCCTCCAAAGCCTTATTGATGAGAGTCAGACGATAGGAGCCCGTGCCGTCGATACGATAGTAGCTCTGAATCTTATTAGCGTAGGCCTCTCGATAGGCTCCCCAGCTGGGTCGATAAAAGACCTTGGACGTGTCATACGGCCACTTGGCCTCCGAACATGTACCCAAAGCCGATAGAGTGCCCATCGCCAACCTGATATACGTGCCTTCGTCGACATCGGCCTGTTGATGCATCAGCCTGGAATTGTAATAAACGAAGAGACGAGACAGATCCTTGAGCGGCTGTCCATTACGAATCTGTAGCAGCTCTAGACCGCCAACGACGGCATTACCGACACACGATCCCAGATCCCTCTGATCTTCGACAGGAGAGCACCATTTACGTAGATCAACGATGCCGTTGGATGGACTCTCTTTGAGAATCATCTTGGCGGGATGATCGGCTAGCAGATGATCTTCGGAATCTGGCGCTTCGGGCCGCCATCCACCCAGCTTCGGAGTCTTCATGTGGACCTCATAGACTCCAATACGTATACCTGACATAGTCGAGAGGGTCTAGAACGCTCTTGACATCGACCAAGACACAGTAGTCCGTGAGCCACGTCGGAACCATTTTCGAAACGATATCAAGGTATTGCTTGTGAGGCACGGCCAGGATTACTCCATCATATTTTGACGATACAGGTAGCTCATTTCTGACATCGACTCCGTATTCTTCGAAAAATTCGGCCGGATGAGCAAAGGGATCGACAAGGGTGACCGCCGCGCCTAAGGCCTCGAGCTCTCGAACAAGATCAGGCACCTTACTATTGCGGGTATCAGGGCAGTTTTCTTTGAAGGTCGCTCCGAGGACGAGGACACGATACCCGCGCTGAATCTTGGGGACTCCTTGCAAAAGCTGCACCGTTTTTCGAGCGACACAGCTAGCCATCGAATCATTGACTCTACGACCCGACAAGATGACTTCAGGATGATGACCCATCTCGCGAGCCTTATACGTCAGATAGTAAGGATCTACTCCGATGCAGTGCCCACCGACGAGACCCGGTTTGAAGTCGAGAAAATTCCACTTGGTCCGGGCCGCGGCGAGGACATCCTCCGTCCGCAGGTCCATCTTTTCAAAGATGAGGGACAGTTCATTCATCAGAGCGATATTAAGATCCCTCTGCGTGTTTTCGATGACCTTAGCAGCCTCCGCCGCCTTAATGCTCTTGGCTTCGAAAATGGGGGCGACGACCGAATAGACGAAAGCGACCCTCTCCATCGTTTCGGGAGAATCAGCCGAGATGACTTTCGTCACTCGAGTCAGGGTGTGTTCCTTGTCTCCGGGATTGATTCGTTCGGGAGAATAACCCAGACCGATATCCTTGCGTTGTAGCTTCGATTCCTTCAGCAGGATCGGCAAGCAGCGCTCTTCGGTGGCACCCGGGTAGACCGTCGACTCATAAACAACGACGTCACCGCTCTTCAGACGCTCTCCCACCCACTTGCTGGCCGAATCAAGCGGTCGGAAGTCCGGATCGTTACGCTTATCGACAGGCGTGGGAACCGCCACGATATAAAACGTACCCGTGACTCCCGATAGGGACGTCTCCCAGGCGGCTGTAGTTGAGATCAGATCGTCTGATCTGATCTCTCCCGTTCGATCATATCCCGCTTTAAGCTGGGATATCCGGGTGGGGTCCTTGTCGACGCCGACGACCTCAAATTTCTTAGCCAGCTCAACAGCTAGCGGCAGCCCGACGTAACCCAAACCAACGACAACGATCCGACCTTCCGACATGGGAAGATCTTATCGCGTTTTTTAGGGAAGTATCATACTACGAGTTTTTCTACAGGTTGGTTTGATATGACCCGTTCGTCCGCAAAGAGAACATCGATGAGGCTTTTTCATTTTAGCTTTAGTCTCTTCTGAAGCAATCATTCCGTAACGACCGTTTCCAGATCCCGTACGAGATGCAGACATTTTTCGACAAGACTCTTCGGACATCACTTTGCCCTTATGAACTTTCGAAATCATTTCTTTCTGTTTGTCAGAAATTTTCTTACCTCGGTGTCGAGCTCCAATTTTCTCTCGAACTTCTGGAGTCGGATTAATACCTCCACAACCACCTTCATTCATATTGTAGCCCTTAGACCGATCCGTTGTCTGCCATTCGACGATGAACTTCTTTTCAAGTTCGAAAGCCTCTTCTTCAGAAGAACATTCTGCAACGATCTCAAATTTGAAATTCTGAGCGCCGTATTTCATAATTGCGAAGGGTATGATCATACCTCCCGAAGACTTTAGATCCGGATTGCAATGATCCTTCCATCGACGATTAGGATGATTCGTCTTGCCAACATAACGTTTACCGTTCACTAAATTAGTGATGCAGTACACATACGAATTCACGGAATGATTTTGTAGCACTCGAAATGCATCCCGTCTGGTCGTCCGTCCCACCAGCCGCCCCAAAAGAAACCGTGCTTGTCAGCGATGGTGACCAATTCGCGGACTGAGCCTTTCAGACCCTTAGTCGCCGGCCGGGCTCCCAATCCGTTCCACTGAGCGTTGATATCGAAAGCCGTACCCCACGAATGATTGGAAAGATACGTACGAGAACCTCTCACGTAACGAGGGACCCACGAACCGCCCCACGTCAGCACTCGATTCATCAGACCCGCCGATTCCCACTCAGAAAAAAGATCCTGCAGCTGTTTAGCTCCCTTGACGTGAAAGCTCACTTTGCCGTCTTTGGGACCGCCGTTGACAAGCATCAGCTGCGGGACGCTGACAGTCGTGATATTGTTGGCAGCCCAGTTGTCCGTGATTTTGATGCCTTCGGGATTCCACTGACTGGGCGCGGGCACATAGGAAAACTTGCCAAACAACTTTTCTCTATCCGCGGCGGAGAGGGATGAGACTCCCGCTGGTTTAGCTGGCCAATTGGGACCCGTGTCGTCGGAAGAATCGTCTGTCATGGCGTGATAGCCCAATTTGAGAGCTGATCCTGCCGTATTGGGACCGACGACGCCGTCGGGCCGCAAACCGCTCATCTTTTGAAACCGAACGGTCTCATTGTGCGTAACGTCATCGAAATTTCCGGTGACGACGACCAAAGAATCGGGCAAAAGACCTCTCAAAAAATTCTGCCAGGCGATGACATCATCACCGACCATTCCCTTCCTCAAAACTCTCATATCAAGCCCGCTTTCCTCAGAACTTTAGTGTTGTAAGGTCCAAATGACCCGGCCATCAACGTCCCGGGGTCGACCCAACGCACGACACCCGCTTCGTCTGTATTGATGTCTCCGTTGACGACAGCCTTGAACGTAAGGCAGCGATAGCCGTTGTCGTCGAGTTCATCATGAAAGGGAGTACGAATCATGTTCGTCACTTCAAGTCCCGTCTCTTCTCGACATTCGCGGCGCGCCGCTTCCCAAGGCTCCTCCCCAGGATCGACCTTGCCACCCGGCAAACCGAAATCGGTAGGATCGTGCTTACGAGAGACGGCTAAAATCCTACCGTCAGAAGAGATGACGAGGACGCACGCCGCCACCTTCTCCTTGATCGGAGGCTCAGGTTCCATAGAGGCTAGAGCCTCCCTGATGTATTGTTTGAGTACGTTTTTCATCATTCACCTGCATGAGTCAATGAGTCTCGTCAGGATCGTCAGAAGACCACCGGCTGCTAGCATGATTATAAGCATCTTTCGAGACGAATTGTTCTCCTCAACGGGAGGAGGCGTCGGCGGGGCAGGCGGAATCGGCTTGATCGGTTCGGGTTCAGGCTCGACAACAACAGGCGTGGGCGATGGTACGATCGGGTCGGGCACAATGGGAGAGGGTTCGGGCGCGGGTGCCGGGCTCTGAACTCTCCACTTTTTCTGAGACAATTCTTTGGCCGAAGCAGGAAGAGTCACTCCAAAGAGGGCCTCGGCTCGCTTGATGAGGCCCGAGTAACGAATGGGCCAAAGAGTCACACCTGATCCGAAGGCCAGTTGCACGATGACATCCAGGCAATACTCTCGAGACCATTTCGGAAACTTGGACTCTCGATCTCCGATAACCAGATTGCGATCGGCCAAAGCCGGAATGTTGACGGCGTATTGGATGTAGACGGCCTTTAGCAGACCTTTCCAACCCGTTTCATCGGGATCGGAAAAGAGAATCTTCTTTGCGTTGGGTGTCACGAACCAAGGCAGCAATCTCCCAGCCGAAAATTCGATTTGGGTTCGACACGCCTCTTCCGAATCCCACAATGAAGCTATAGCCGCGCACCATGTCTTGGCATGCAGGACGTTTTCGGGCTTCCAGGATCCTTTCTTACCGTCGCAAGAAAGGAAGCATTGCTGCTGCGTAGCGACCGTATTGACTTCGATCTCCTTGCCATCCTTTGTCATGAAGAACCTCCACTTACCTTTGGAATTCTTCTTAAAGACGGCATTGGACATCTTCAGAGCCGGCGCTAGAACCGTGTTGACGTAATAAAGTCCGAGCTCATCGGCCACTTTTCCGATCATGTCAGAAACGGAGCTCACGCCTCTTTCGATCCACTGCACGGTGCCAACTGAGACGATACCCGAGTCGTACATGTTGACGGCGTCAATATGCCCTTCGACGGCCGAGATGATCGCCATGCATTTATGTAGGAAGGTGGGATTCTCAGGAATCTTGAATGACTTGCTACCGTAAAAGACCGGACCCTCGAATCCGGCGTAAGCTGACCACTTGACTTGTGAAACGTTGATCGGCATCGCGCACCTCCCAACGTTTAAGTAGAAAGTTAGCGCTGCTTATAGTTGATATATTGGCCTGCGCCGCGACGAGCGTCGATTTCGAACGGATTGTCGTAATACGAATGAGAATTCTTGCAGGCCCACTTGATGACCAGGCGATTGGCGTAATAGAGGATAGGCTGGAAGATTCCCAGTTTCATGCACTGAAGAACGTGCTGTTGCTCGTGCGCCAATATGACCTGAAATCTCTTGGACATGTCGGGTCGTTCGACCATGACGATCATGTTACCGACGCAGTGTCCGGTCCATCCTTTCCACAACCTATGGACGAATTCGGGTGCTTCTATTCTTAGTTTCCAGGCCCAGCAATTCTCATACCAACCGATGTACTCGTACCATCCCAAAAGCCAAAAAGGCAGCACATAGAAGATGAAGCAAACGAGCGTAATAGGAGACGCCCAGATCATGCCCAGGGTCAAAGACAACTTTTTCATGACTTTAATTACACCGTCTCAGATAGAATCCGATCGACGGCCTCTCGGCAGACTTCCGAACCGGCGGCGAAATTGATACGCACATAACCCGGGGCACCGAAGTGTTTGCCGTCCATGACGTGGATTCGATGCTTTTCAAAATCGATTCCATCGTTTCGGAACCATCCGAACATGGGACCAATCATCATGTGATGCGGCTTCAGTTTATCGAGTCGCTTAAACTGCTCAGCTGAAGCTCTGAGCTCGAGTTTGGCAGCGTCCTCAAAGACGTGCACCAATTTCTTGTTGACGCCGACCGGATAGTCGCCGCGCTCGAGCGCCGATAGGACGAAGTTTTGGGAAAGGCTGCTGACACCCACCGTCTTCGTTTCGACATAATCGAGCATATGTTTATAGATGGCGTCGTTACGAACGACGCAGTAACCCACTCGTAGCCCACTCAATCCAAACATCTTGGAGAAGCTGTAAATTTCGACATCAGCGTCGAACTTATCGTGCGAGTGCAAGAATCCCGTATAAGCTCGTGTGTTATACGCAGCGTCGTGAATGACGGGAATACGAGCTAGCTTGAGCTTCTCTATGTAATCCGGATTCTCGACGTACGCGTCCGGATTGCCCGGACTTACAAGCAGATACGAATCAAAAGCGCTCGGTTCGCGAGGATTGAAACTAAATCGATAGCTGCCCTTAACGAACACAGGATTCAGTCCCTCGCTCTTGATGGCGGGCGGCAGCTGGCACCAATAAGGAACTCGCAAACCAAGCTTGCGATGGCCTAAAGACTTCAACGCCGAAAAAGCGGCGCAGAGCCCTTGCTTGGCTCCTGACGTGATTACGACGGGCTGGTTGTGACGAGCTTCGAGATAGGAAACAAGCGGTCGCAAGCCCGAAGGAGGCTGATAATCGAAAAGCGTGTCTCGATCGGCGCTTCGAAACATATCGAAACCGAAACCAAAGGTGCGCTCGAACGCTCGACGGACGGCTTTGGCATCTCCGATACCCAAATCAATCCAGCCGGCAGGTAAAGTCGTTCGAACGAGGGGATCGTTCATTTCAGCCTTTCGAAAGTCGCGACGAACGTGGGCCAATACGTCTCAGACAGCATGGACGGATAGCCGCAGCTCTCGAAATAATTACGCATGAAATCGGGATCAAACATGCCACGAGAATGCTCGATTTGGGCCCGCTCTTCGTCCGAGAACTCGTGAAAGCGAATGAGAGAGACGTTTCTCTCGAACTGAGCCCGATTCGAATCCTCAGTCAGGAACTCGATCAACGAATCCTGATCGGCCATCAGCTTCTGCGCCGTCTTGTCGCCAACTCCCTTGACTCCCTTGATGTTGTCGGATCCGTCGCCGCGGAGGGCCTTCCACGTCACGTAATCATACTCCGGAGCCTCGACATAGACTTTCTTGGTATGATTCCACAGCTTAGCTTTGGGAAAATCCTGGATGAGCTGGATGAAATCGGAATCGCTCGACGACACGATCACTTCTGATTCGTGTTGCAAGGCTTTCTTGACGAGATTGAAAATCGTATCGTCACACTCCCAATGCGGATGCCGCACGGTCGAGATGGGAAGATACGTCGCCATGATACCCACGGCAGATCGGATCTCGGACATGAAATCCTTGCGCTCCTGCAGCTTCGGATCGTCCGGAGCCAGGATGCGGTTGGCCTTGTACGTCGGCGCGATGTCATGACGCGCCTGCGGGCGACCCTCCAAAACATACCAGACGTAATCGGGCTGGTGCATCTCAACGAGAGCCTTCAGGTTGCGAAAGAAAATGAAACCGGGCGCGTCACGCGCGGGTCCCCAGACTTTGGATCTCCAGGCAAAATTCATACCGTCGATGATGAGATGCTTCATTCGTTCTCCAATTCGTCGATCTCAGCCTGGAGCTGTCGTAGCTGCTCCTTGAGATCCCTCTTTTTCGACCTCTGGATGTCCTTCAGAAAATCCGCATCGAACCAGTTGCCGGGATTCTCCTTTTTGTAGTGTTCCATGCCAGTCGAATAGACTGTCCCGAAGAAAACCTTTTCTTCTTGGCAAAGAAGAAGCCAACCCAGGGCGTCGAAGAAGCCTAGCTTCTTCATCTCCTCGACGACTTTGCGACCGTCGGTCAGCATGTTGAATTTACCGCTGAGACGCACCCATTCGTACTGGCGAAGAGCGTCGAAACTCGGCATACACAGCATATGCTTGTGTCTCAACTCAAGCTCGTCGAGGTCAGGATTCTCGGCAGCCCAATTGGGCATACGTATGGTAAATGGACGACCCATGCATCCATTTTATCATGGATGGAGGCCCGATTACATAACGAACTAGGCTACTTGACCTTCTTTTTGGGAAGTGGCGCGGACGCGCCCGCCAGCTTAGTCCAGACTTTGAAAGGAATCATTTTGAGGGCCGTCATCGATGTATTGATATCAACCAAAAACTGCTCTAATGAGGGCTGATCGACGACTTCTCCGTTAGCAACGGCGTCGGCGATGATGCCTTGCAACTTTTCCCTGATGGCTTCCTTTTTCATATACGAAGGAGAAGCCGCAACCTTACCCTTGATAGCTTCCTTGATAAAGCTCTTGAGGAACTTAACAGACATCGTCAATATGTATCATGACCCAGTCTTGAAGTTGGGCGGGATTTTGATGTTGACTTTGGCGACGCGGCCGTCGGGCAATTCAACGACGGGTTTGTCCGATTCATCAGATTCCGTCGGATCGTCGACAGGCGTCGGATCTGGTGTGATGTCCTCGAGGCTCAAGCCCTGGACTTCGGGAGCGACAGAAGAGGCGGCATACCATTCGGATGATGCTTTGGTCGCCGCGGAGACCATCTTTTCGATCATCTTGCTGGCTCTGGCAGTAAGAGTCTTTTTGACGACCTCGGGATCGTCAAAGACCTCGCCATCGAGCTCACTCAGATCTCTTGGTTCGCTTCCTTTTCCGATTGCCACCCGATAAACGACGCTGTTGCCGTTCATCGTCTTTTTTGTCAGTTCCTCCACTATCTGGCAGGGGAACACTTTCATCTGCTTGTTCAGCACCACGTACAGGATCTGACCCACTCTGTACTTCTTCTCCATCGTCCTTTTCCTCCGATTCTTCGACCGGAACCTCGACGAGATCCTCGTCGTCCTGCAATCTAAATACGGCCATGGGCGGCGAGGCGATCGGTGCGATGATATAGTCCGGAGCGTCGTCCTCCAGAGCAATCTGCGCTACCTGACATGCGGAGCTGATCTTTTCCCAAAGGGATTCATCAGCATGCTCTCTACCCTCGATAGCAGCCAAAGTCGAAGAGACCGTGCGGGGTCCTCCCTCGTTCGGGACGCTGACTCCCATCAGATCTCTGAGATGAAGGAGCTCGGCTCTTGTCAACCTCAGATCGAACTTCGCGAGTCTCTTTTCGTTGCTCATGGAATGAAACTAACCCGAATCGGGCTAGGGGTTAAAGTCCTTCTTTTTCGAGGACTTTCTTGCGCGCCCAGCCATCTCTCATCTTTTGTTTACGCTCTTCGGAAAACTTAATTCCTTTTCTCGAAAGGCTCATTTTCATTTTTGAATGAGTAGTATGTTTACGTCCCTTTTGACATTCACTTATTCTTTTCTTAGTTTCTTCACTTCGAAGAGAACCTTTGCAAGCATTGCTATGTTTTTCTCTCTCTTTAACGGAAGCAAATCTTCTTTTTTGGGATTCAGAAATCACTGTCCGCGTGTTTTCGCTAACAATGAGCGCACCTTCCCACCCACCGGTCATATTGTATCCGTTAGGCCCAAACGTATCAAGCTCTTTAATAAGACGCGCTTCAGCTCGTAAAGCGTCATCTCTCAATTCATATTCTTCTAAAACGCTTAGAGAAAACGAATCAACACCGTATTTCACCAACGCTTGATGCAAGAGATATTTCGTCGTGCAGTTATCAAAGGCATGACGGACGTGTTCTTTCCAGCGCTTAGCTACGTTGTTCGACAATCCAACATATCTTTTCTTCGTTTGGTTGTTTGAAATGACGTATACGAAATTCATATCTGCTTATCTAGAACTTCCATAAACATTTCAAAAGTGTCCGCATGCGCGACTCCCTTTTGGATCTTAATGATGCTCAGAGCGGCTTTGAGCGTCTTCATATCTAGACGATCCGAGTACTCCTCGAACAGCTCTTTGCGATCGTCTTTCAGCAGCTGAATCTCGTTGTCGATGTTCTGAACTTTGCCAAGAAATTCTTCGACCAGCGCTTTGAGCGCGTTGAGTTCATCGGGTTGCATCTCAGCCGTGTTGTAGTTCTTTGCGTTTTCCATTTTTCCTCTTAGTCTCGCTAATCTTTAGCTTTTGCTCTTCGGACATCACTTTCCCCTTATTCGGAGAAGGTCGTCCTTTAGCTTTCTTAGACATTTTAGCTCGAGTTTCTAAAGTGTATTTCTTCCCTCTGGCTTTCTCTGCCATCAAAAGTTTTGACTCTTCGGAATGGAAGCGACCTTTCCAAATAGCACTTAGCTTCTCTCTCGTTTCAAGGGGAATCTCATATGACTCATACTTCTTTTTAAGACGAATTGACTGAGCCAATTTTGTTCAGAACTCCACGAATGAGAATATCCATCTCCTCCTCGAGTTTCGTTATAACCACCGTCTCCGTAAGGACCAAATTGAGAAATCAATTTGACTTCTGCCAAAAATCTAGCTTCTTTAGTTTCAAACGTTTCTACAACTTGAAAATCAAAATTCGAGAGGCCATCTTTTTTCATGGCTCGATGAATGTGACACGGAGGGTTCAGCTTTTTTGAGAGTCGAACATGCTCTTTCCATCGATCATCGGGACTAAAAGAGTATCCGACGCAACACTTACCATTCAGAGTGTTCTGAATGACGTACACACAGTGCATCAAGACGATCTTATCATACTCATCACTTTTTTGTAACCTTGAAGAAGCGGATTATCCGCCGGTACTCCTGCTTTCATGGCAGAATCGATCTGAGCCTGCAGCGTCTTGACATAAAAAGCGTTGGCCGCCTTCTTGACTTGAGCCACGATAGCCTGTTCGGCTGTCTGTCTCTCGTTCGCCGGCAGCTTCTGCAGAGGAGCCAATTTCGATCGATCGAAGCCCGGAGCCTCTTTCGCTAAGTCTTCTAGCGTTCGTGCCGACTGCACGGCCTTGACCTTTGACAGCAGATCGTTGACCGTTTGGTTGACCAATGTCATGGCGTCCTGCTTCATGGCTTTCGCCTTAGAAGAATTCTGAATGGCGGCCAAGACCTTCGGATTGCCGAGCTTCGATTTTAGCTCAGCGTTTGGGTCTTGAGCGGGTTCGTTTTCCTCGTAGATCCGACCCTCGAGATAACCGTGACCGCCCATGTGCCAACCCGAGGGTTCTTTGGACTGTCCGGGAACATGCTTGAGGATCTTGAGCTTATCGAAGAAGGATTTAAGCTTCGGGCTCTCGCCTGCAAAGATCTCGAAGATGGAGAGGACAGTCGACGGAGCCTTATTGAGGGCCACCGCCGTGATGAATCGGGCCGGGTCAAGCAGAAAGGCTAACAAAACGAAATCGTTACCTTCGTTAAAAAGAGCCTTATCAGTACGCTCGAAAACGTCTCGATATTTTCCTTTGATCTTCTCGAGCTCAGCGTGCTCCTTTTCGAATATAGCCTTGTAATCCGAGCTGAGTCCGGGAATGAGCGACGTCGCGATGGCCTCGAAGGCCACTTTCGCCGCAGCGCGCGTGCGCGCCGAGATATCTTCGGCGGCGGCCTTCGTCGTCTTAAAGACGTCCACGAAAGGTTCGACAAAGATCTTAAAGAGACTTGGTCCGCCCCACGAGACTCCGTACGGAGAGTCCAAATAGTCGCCGTAGGCGGCGCCGTAGCCTTCGTCTTCCTGGAGGACACTTTTTACGTACTCCTTGAGAATACGACGCTCATCTGACATGCCTATAACTATCTTCCTTTGAGGAAGACCGATATCTCAGCGAACAACGGAATCTGATACTTGTGGACTGTCGGCAACCGATCGATGTGGTGCCATCGAATCTCGACGTTCTCACCGTCATCCGCAAGGGGCGGAACTTCGGGATCGGGCTGAGCCATCCAGATCTTGACCGTCTTGTGCTCGTAAGCGTGCTTGACCTTGACATCCGACATTCTGTGATCCGAAATGATGGGCGTGATGCCGGTCTCCTCGATCGTCTCTCGAATGGCACACTCCTCTTCCGTCTCGCCTTCCATGATATGTCCTTTCGGGACACCCCAAACATCTCGGTCGCGGCGAGGTCGGACCAGCAGAACCTCGTACCCATCATCGACTTTGCGGTACATGCAGGTGCCGCAAGATACAGTGTGAATCGTCTTACCCTTGTCGGCCATGCTGGTATTTATACTAAGTTAGTCAGGGCAAGGATTACATCATTCTCCGCCAGAGGAAACCTCCGGCATATTTTTTAGAATTAATGAGGTGTGCCTGTATCGATGATTTGGGCACATTCGTCTTTCTGACGGCTTCTCTGATAGACTCGAATTGGGCGATCACTTCTCCTGTCAAAATATCAATCTGTACGACTGGATGACGACTTTTTTGCGACTGCGAGCGATGTTCGAAAAGCTTAAGCTTTTCGAACATCTTCTCGAGACCAGGCCAATTTAGCCGATTTTTTTCTTTTTCTCTTTTGTCTCGAGGCTTGCTTGGACCTCAAGATGCCGACGTCTGACATCTGGTCTCCACATAGCTTCTTTGGTAGCATCTTTTTGCCGTTTGCGATGTTCTTCTGTCAACAAGACGCCGTCTCCGCCAACTTTCATGTTAAATCCAAAATCTCTATCGTTAGATTTGAAAACAGATATCCAATGTTTCTCGCGTTCGTATACAGTCGCCAACGTATCACAAATTTCCAAAACTTCGTGATCGAAATTCTCTTCTTCGTATTTTCTAATCGCATTACAGAATGATGTATTAGAAGACTTTTTCGCCGCAGCCAGATGACCTCCCCATCTTAAAGACATCATTTTCTTAGAAACGATTTCTATTTCTTCTAACGTCATTTGGGTCAAATCGTAAGACGAACGCTTGGGAGTAATTCCGATGTATGACCGATTGGTTACGCGACGACGATGCCTATAAACAATAGGCATAACAATAATTATGCCATGCGCATCGGATTAGTACCAGGATCGTTTAAACCGCTCCACGCAGGACATGATGCCGTCATTCGTTTAGCCGCCAAAGAAAACGACAAAGTCAAAGTTTTTGTCAGTCTATCGGATCGAAAGCGTCCTGGAGAGATTCCCATCCTCGGATCTGACATGAAAGCCATCTGGAAGGGTTACATCGAGCCCTCGCTGCCGGGCAACGTGCAAGTCGTTTATGTCCAAAACCCTGTGAAATCCGTGTGGGAAGAAGTGGGAAACGACAACACGACCAACGTCGAAAATACCTACCGCATCTACTCCGATCCCGAAGACTTGGCTCAGAACTATCCAAAAAAATCCCTGATCAAGTATGCCGGTAACCTTTATTCGAAGAATCAGATTATTCCGAGGGCAGTCCAGAGGACGGAGACCGTAGATGTCAGCGGCACCAAGATGCGGCAGTACATCGAAACGGGCGACGAAAAGTCGTTTATCAAAAATCTGCCCAAAGGCGTCAATGGCAAGGCTATCTGGGATATCCTGAGCCAGTCGGCGAAAACGGCCCAATCGGCCGGAGCTCAGCCCGCCCGAAAGAATGCTTTAAAAAAGGCGTCGGCGGCCGTTCCAACGCAAAAGGCCAAACCGACAAAAAAGAAGACGACCAGATCGGAAGCTATCGATCTGATCAAGTCCTTCATTTTCGAATCTCTCAAAACTTCGTAAACTTGAATCTTGGGGTCGCCTGAGAGATCTTTACGAATTTAAAGACATCGTCGAAACTATCCTTGAGAACTGGATAGAATCCCTTGTTTCTGTTGACGATGAAGACTCCATCGACCCCTCTAAAGACTTCAGAAGCTTTGACGGAGGAAAAGAGATTCTTGAAGAACGTCTTGGGATCCCGAAATGCAGGATTTTTGAGAACCGAAAAGACGATCTCATGCTTTTGAAAGGGAGTCAAGATGTCTTCGCGGCCTGTCAACTTCTGCACGGTCTTCGCAACATCCAAAAATGTCGGTTTGTCGACATCGATCTTCTTGTCGTTTAGACCGACGACCGTCGGAAAGGATTTCTTGTCCACGTTGAGTTCCTTCTGCAAACGACTCACCAAAACAAGGGCTGTCTCGAGCTCTTTGAATCGTTCGTCTGTAACCTCTCCCTTACCGACGATCTCTTCGTATTCGCTTCTTACAAAGTCGGAGATCCACCTGATCATCTCTTTGTGGGAAGGCTTTTCGAAGCTGTCGATAGATTTTTGGGCCGCTGAGGAGAATATCATCAGCTGACGCATAATGGTCGAAAGAAGATCTCTGGTCTTGGAAAGAGCTGCTTTTCCTTCTGTTCCGGGCCGGATCGTCTCGGACGGACTTTCAAGGGCTTTGACTTCCCACTTTCTGCCGTCGGGAGTCACGACGTCATACGAGACGCCACCTCCCTTGACGATTCCGCCAAAGATCCTCGCCAATCGTTTCTCGCCGGGCCCGGTACCCACATCAGCTCGTTCCTCGGCGCTAGCTTGATCGGGGGCGTCGTCCTTTCTGGCCGAGCCGTATGACGGGAAATTGGACGATCCTTCGAATTGTCTCCAGTCGATCCAGCCGTCGGTCGACAACGCTTTTTCGAGGTTCATAAGAGGCTCTTCGGAAAAAGCTTCTTTATCGTCTCTTGGGACGACAGGCTCTTTCTTGGGACGAGACCAATCGAATCGGCTAGGATCGAAAATTCGCAAGCGCTTCGAAGCGACTTCAAGCTCATCTTTGAGATCCTTGGGCAACTCCAGATCAGAAATGCTATCAGACGAGGCCGCGTCGATAAACTTCTTCAAATTGCTGAGCAATTGCGGATCTTTTTGGGCGCGGCGTCGAAACCTATCTCGACCCGCCTTGTCAAGCGAAAATCCGGATTTTTGGATGAATTCCTCTCGGGCGCGCTCAGCAGCTCTCTTCTTTTTCCATGACTCGATAGCGCTCAGAGCGGCGTCATATCGAT